TTTCAACTAAAGGCATCATATTAGCGGTTGTTTTTTTCTTAGTCAATATGATATTTCCACTTTCATATAAAGCTTTGCTGTCATTGTCAACAAAATTGGTTGGTACTATTCCATTTTCTACCATAACTTTTCTTAACTTCTTATTTGATGCTTTTACTGTAGAAGCATCAACATCTTCTGCTACAATTTTTACGAGTTTTTCCAACAATTCATTTGCCTTACATTTAGTTGCAGTCTCTCCCTTATATTGCTCTTTGATAATGTGATAAAAGTTGAACTGACCCAATAGGTTTTTATCCTCTTTAATGGTCTTTATAACCTCTCTAACGGCTTTTTTATTATTCTTGAATAAAGTTGGTAACTCATTCTCAAAAATGTGGTTAAGAATACCAAAATTATTGGTTTCCATTTCTTTCAATAAAGCCTTTTCTTGCTTGCTGTCTTCAATAGTCTCTTCCAACATTTCTTTAGCCGCATTATAAGCTGCGAAATCATTCTTCTTAAGAGCTTCATTCATAATACTAATATAATTTGAAAACTCTTTCTGATATTTGTCCTTGTTCATATTTTCTTCTTTTATTGTATTTTTAGGTTTTTTCTCTTCTTGTCTAATCAATGAATTATACTGGGCAATAGTCATTTTACCTAATTTAGATGATTTTTTTTGTAATGCTGAACTTGGAGTATTACACTGTCTAATAAATTCAACCAATTTTTCACTCATATGAGGTGAATCTTTTATGTCGTAATTCATCCATTTTTCATTTTTTGGATTGCTAGGCTCATTTGAATTAATGTATTCTCTAACTGTAACATTCAAACGTCCATCGTTACCGCTAATAACATAAATGAAATCTAAATATTTGTCAACACCACCTAAATGGTTTAACAAATCAGCTAATTCTTTTGATGAAACGGTGTACCATGTCGTTACAACTCTAGGCGTTAAAAATATTCTGCCTTTAAATGCTGCTGTGTAATATACTGCGTCTTGTACAGCTCTTACGACATCTTTATCAGCATATTCACTATATAAAGCCTTTCCAAGTATGTTATTAGCCAAATTCTTTGAAATATCCCAATGGCAAAGTTTGTCATCATATATAAACTCTTTTCCACCATCCAAACTTGTCTGGAAATATCCAAATGAAATTACTCTAGGGTTTCTATAATTGTGACTAGCAACAAAATCACCGTCTTCATCGTCATACTGATTTACCGTATCAGGGTCTCCTTCAAAATACTCATCAACCCTTTGTCTATTTTCTTGATATAGTGTGGCGTTTCTTTGTGCTAAACTTTTCCACCCTTCTTTTTCTTTCATCGATTGCCACGTTTCGTTTGGTTTATTGTAACTTCTAATTATTTTATCAACTTTGGGGTCGATTTTAAACGGCCTTTGTATTTCCTTTTCTCCATCACCTTCGCCATTAGAATTACTTTCAATATATTCTAAAACGGTAATGTTTTTTTCATAATCTTTCTGAGAAATTTCAGTTACTAATACAAATTTACTAGGGTCTATTCCTAACTTATTTACTATTTCTTTTACCATTTTTGAACTAGGAATATCCCAAAATGACATTATATTTGGATATTTAGGATTATTAAATTCCCAATATCTGCCTAAACAATAAGCCTTGTCATAACATTGATTTTCAATCCACTTAACGTATGGCTCACACATTTTTTTCAGTTTACCTATTGCTTTGCCAATGAGTTTTTCAGCAGCTTGTTTAGCCAATTGACTATGCATTAAATGCCCAGACAATAATTCATAATCATTATCTAAGCTTGTTGGAAAATACCCAAAACAAGTTGTCTCTTTATCACTCCAATGCCAAGTGATATATTTTTCAGTATCATATACGCTATCTGGGTCTCCTTCGTAATATTCTAATAAATTCTTCTTTCTCATAAACCCACTATTTCTTATAAATATCATCAAAAGACAAAAGGTGTGACATTTTTAATCACACCTTTATTGCTTTTTTCATTTATCTTCAACAAATTTTCCCAAAGCATTAATCATCTTATCAAATTCTTCATTTATCAATAATGAATCACTATCATATACATCAGCCCTATTTATTTTTGTTTCATTTACATTGGATTTATTTTCTTTTAACAAATCCATATACTTGTCAAAAAAGTTTTCAACGATTAAAGGCTTTTTGTTTGTTTTTGACTCCATTGGCGCATTTGGGTTGTTTCCCATATCTTCTGTTGGCATTGAACCTTCTTGTCCAGCAATATCTCCAGTGTCATTTGCTCCTGGAGCACCAGCCGCATCCAAATCTGCTCCCATGTCTCCAGCATCTCCCATTGGTGGTGGTGCTCCTCCAGGCATTCCACCCATACCCATTCCTCCGTCATTACCCATGCCACCTTGAGCTTGTTGGTCATCCGCATACTCAGCCCCAGGTTCTCCATAGATTCTATCAACGGTATCAAATATTCCAGTCTTCTTGATAATTTGGGTTGTCTTTTCAAGTTCTGCTGCAATGCCTTTTTCGAGACGTATTTCTTCAAGATTTTCTTTTATTTCCTTTTCAGACCATTTCATAATTTGTTTCAACGCACGAATTTGCGACATTACTGGAAGTCCATTTCCTGGGTCACTAACTGCATCTCTAACGGCATCAATTTTCCTTTGCATATTTTCAATTTCAAGTTGTTCTGCTTGCGTTGATGGGTTATTCATTGAGAGTGTAAAATTATTTAATTCATCGTTAAATCCTAGCAAATATAAATGTATTGAAGCAACCTTTGTTAATTCCATCAAGAAAGCTTGTTGTATTCTATTTATGAGCCTAGTGAAACGAATATCCATTAATGCAAGATTTTTGCCATCACCAGTATTTTCTTCAAAATTCAAGAATGGTTTTGGTATTCTTAATGCGGTTAAGACTTTATTTTGAACAAACTTAATGTCATCCATTGCAGTAAGGTTTTGACCAGCAGATAATGTATCAATTGGAGTTGGTGCGTTTTCATCTCTTACTGGAAGGAAAATATCGTTATCAATTGATAATATATTTTTTCTCAAATCAACTTGTCCAGTCATTGGGTCAATGATTGGCGTTCTTTTGAATTGGTTTGCTATTTGTTCAACATAAGCTTGAACATCAGCATCATCAATTGCCCCAACAAAAATTTTGTAAACCCTTCTTTCAACTGAACGTTCAAGTCTATATATCAACATCATATCTTCCATTAATGAAAGCATTCTCCAATGTCTTCTTGCTGCATTCAATGCACTAACTCCATATGGTAAATATAATGAGTTTGTAAGCAAACGAAAGTGAGCAATTTGCCACTCACGAAATGGCACTTGAGAATTGTTATCATCAAGCCATATAAATTGGGTGCTTAAATCAGCATCATCTTTAGTTATGCCATTTACAGCAATAGACATCCCCATTCCATAAGGATTTTGAATACCATTTTCAATTCTTTCAACATTGAACACTGGCATTTGTTTCCAACCTTTTACGCCGTTTTTGTGGTCAATGTCTAACAACATAAATTGGTTTCCATATTTGCACATTGCGCGAATAATCATTGGAGCAGTCAATTGTATTGTTAATCTATTTGAAAACAAATCTTCCAAAATACTTTTAATTCTATCCGATTTTGAATATACATTTACCACATTCCCATCGTCATTGGATATGCAATTGTGAGAAATTACTTGCCCAATGTTACATTTAATTCCAAAGCAATTATTGCAAGAAGAATTTATTAAATCAAAAACAAAACTTGTTTCGTCTAATTTTTCCACAGAAACAACCCTATGATTATATATTGATTTCTTAAGTTCTTTGAATGATTTGTACCCACAAATTTTACTAAACTTTAACAATTCGTGTTGGCTAAAGTTCATTTTTTTGGCAATTTCTTCTTTTGAAGAATTTTCATTATCAATCAAACACTTTTTAATTGTTGCTAATTTTTCTCCTCTTTTATATTTATACTTTAATTCTTTAATAGATGATAAATTATATAATTTACAAATTTCTTTTTGTATTTGTAATGCTTTCTTTTCAGAAACATTATAGTTATTAGCTATAAGAGAAGTATAATTAATTGTTTTCTTACTATCTAAAAATTCGCAAACATCTGATATTAATTCTTCACATATAGAATTTTTTGAATTTTCTTTTTTCAGATTAATTTTGTTGTTTTCTAAAAAATTTCTTGTAACAAAAGTTGTTTGACCAAATTCTCTTGAAATATCTTTTAGAAATAACTTTTTCTTATTTTTCTTTGCATCAAAAATTATTTGTTTTATTTTATCATTTAAAACAACATATTTCAAAGATTCAATTGTTTTAATTCCATATTTACTGCATATCCTATTATTAATAATAGCAATTTCTTTTATTGAGGTATTGAAATGTTTTGCAATATCCTTTCTTTTTAAATTACTAGTTATTACAAAATTTATATAGTCCTCTTCATTAATTTCATCATTACGAACAATGTTATGATTATAATTTGGATTAAGAGAACCGTTTCTATGTTTGCCATACATTCCGTTTTTGCTGCCATTTCTAGCGAACAGCTCTTTCTTTTCTTCTTGCGTCATTTTAGAATATTTGTTCTTTAACGCAACTGAATGTTTTTCTCTTAAATGTTTAGACATATCTTCATCTTCCCACATAGATTTAGCTGTTCTACTAAAAATATTTTTCATTTTATTAGAAAATTCAATATTTTCCCATCTTTTTTGGTTTAAATCAGTATGTAGCTTTTGGTGGTCAGACCAATACATATATTCTAATTCATTTGGGTCATTGTTCAATTTGTTAAAAGATTTATGATGAATAACTATTACTTCATAATCTTTATTTTGCTTAGCAAGATTTAGTTTTTCATCGTGTAAAACATTTTCAGCAACAATTCTATGGGTGTGGCTATATTTTTCTTCTGTTGATGATTTTATTTTTTCATAACCCTTATAATCATTCTTATCATAAATTGACATTAAAGAATCACCCACAACCAACTTTTCAGTGTCTTTCCATTCTTTGCTAGAAAGCATCCATTTATGGTCGTTTGTGCATTTGATTTCAGTTCCATCGTCCAAGATTATCTTATACAATGGTTTCTCTCCATTGCATTTAACATAATCTATTTTGCTTGGCTTACAATTGCCATTTTCATCTACAGAATAAACCCAAAAATTTTTACGACTTTCATCATAAAGTTCTTTTATTGTTTTATTCTCGCCATTTAATAACCTAATAATAGTTGACCCTTCTAGGCAACTCTCCTCTGCATAGGTGTCAAGTGCTGCGCCAATTTCTGGAAATGCATCCATCAAGTCGGCATCACGATACATAAGTTTAATGTTATTAAGTCCAGCATATGCCGTAACGGACAAATTAACGTTTGCCTTGACCCACCTATCTTTCAAATATTTATTCTGTTGTAGCTCTAGTTTTTTGGTTAAATACTCATTTTTATCGGTTGTTTTAAAGATAACATCATCACCCTTACCACTCATATCATACGAATTGATATGAGGTGAAATAGGTTCTTGATTACCCCAATTACCGTTTATAGCTTTGTCTAGAGCTTGAAAAACAGTTCTATTTTTCTTTGCCATAAAATTACAATTTAAAACATTTTAAAAAATAATAAATTTAACATAAATATCAAGATATTTAGTAAGTTTCATTTTACTCCACCGAACACCCACATAAAATTTCCATTAATAATGTTATTTTTGGGGAAGCTATTATTTGTATAGAATGGTAAACTATTAGTTGGGGCTATTGGCTCGCCATATTTTATTTTTGATTTTGATGTATTGATTGCCCCACCAATCATATATGCATTTAATATTGCCTTATCTTTGTTAACAGTGTTTTGAAGTCTATTTACAGTATATTGCATTACAAATAAGCCCATAGCAAGAGAACACAAAGCATCATCGTGACTACCCTCCATATGGTCTATGCGTCCAGTTTCGCCTTTAAATATCCAAGTGTTTAGTTCATTAATCACACGGACAGAACGTATCTTAAGCTCATTGTTACGAATCATTCCAGCTAAATTGGACAAAACTGGATAACGGTTTCCTTGAAAATGAAACCCTGGTAGTTTATCCGTATAACTATCATAATTCTTGGTAGACCTTTGAATTAAATATGTCTTTTGATTCATGTCCTCATAATAAAGGTTTTTATACCCTAGTTGAAGCATAGTAATGATTGCTGCATCTGATTGACCGCCAGTTGCATCAAAAACTGTGAAAGCATCATTATACATAGTTGCATATTGAAAGCATAGTGCCCCAATGTCATCGCCAAGCTTTTTTCCAAGATATTCCGCAACTTGCTCAATAATTGGCAAACCATTTTCATCTCTACCATCCATATCGATAACCTCAATTGCTGTACGGTCAGCAGAAGTACCACGAGAACAATCACACGATAAAATATACCGATGACCGTCAATTGGTTTTTTCCAAAACCAAGTTTCCTCCACAAGTGGGTCTGCAAAATCTTGTAGTGGCTCTCTTACATTCAACGTTTCTTGCATTTCAATAAATTCTGGGGCAACAACGTTATCATTTGAACCCTTGAATGAAACATCAAGCTCTTGTGCAATCTTCATTGAATCATTGTTGAATCCTTTGCACATATCATCATACCAAGGGCTATCTGGTTTCCAACCATCACGCTCTAATTTTGCCCATCTTTCCTCATCATATTTAACACTGCCATCATCATCAATAATTGGGTCTTCATCATAAAGCCATTCGCCAGTATCATTATTTTTCTTTTTCCATACAAGATATTTGTTAAAACGAGGGTCTTGATACCAACGAAATTGAACTGCAACAAAGTTGTTCTCATGAGCCAATGCTTGTCTATAAGTATTATAATACAAAGCATCCATACCATTAGGAGTACTTACCATTACAGTCTTTGAATTTGGATTTGATGCCATTGTTGCAGCAGCAGTTGTGAATGCAGCCACACCTTCCTCAATAAATGCTGCCTCATCAAGAATGAGAACAGAAACGGCAGAAATACCTCTACTAGCATTTGGCCCAGAAGCACGTGCTATAATTCTGCAACCATTGAACAGTTTCAATTCACTTTTTGCATCCTTTATAAAAATCGATTTTGTATTTTTCTCTGAATTTTGGTCAATTGAAAAATATTCTTGTCCCCACATCCATCTTGGAACTTGCTCAAGAAAATCTCTTACCTTTAAAATGATTTCATTGGCTTGGTCTAACTTGTTGGCAATACAAAGTATTGTTTCTGGTGCATCCTTTGATGCAAATACACATTGTGCAGCAACCCAAGCACTTGACAATGTTGTAATACCACACTGTCTTGGCTTTATAGCAACCACATTATTATTTTCTGCAAGAGCCTTTAAAAATGCTTTTTGCCTTGGGAAACAATGGAATTGCGTTTTTTTGCCTTTCATTGCATTAAATGTTGAAAAATATTTTTCTATAAACGTAATTCTACTTTTATCACTGTAACAAATAGCATAATCTTTCGCAAGTTGTTGCCTATCATAAATCATCGCTTCAAAACTTTTTTATAATAATTTACACTTTATTCATTTTCTTCAATCACATCACCACTATCATCATTTGAATCTAATTCATATCCATTTGTTTCAGCGCCACTAAAATATGAATCCTTAATTAATGATTTATCAAGATTCTTCGCATTAATCCTATTTGTAAACTGCTGATAACCATTATCATATTCAGCATGTTTAACTAATGTTCTAACAATTTCGTTTCCCTTTTCAGTGTGTGACAAGATTTCTTTCGATGTCATATTAAATTCATCTATTGGTAATCTAACAAATTCAGTAAAAACATATGGTATAATGTTTGTGTCTTTAATTTCACCAAATAACATTCTCCACAACCCAACACCAAGTCTCAAATCCCAAGGTTCTGCAAGTATAAAGTCTGACTTTTTAACAACATATTTTGCCTTTTCTAAATCTTGAGGTAAACCGTGAACAGAAAATATTTCAAACATTCCCCTTATGGCTTCTTGAAACAATAACGGAAATATAATACCTTGAACATTTATGCCACATTTTTTATTGTCCAATCCTATATGTGTTTCAACATAAGAACCTTGCATTGGCTTTTTATCATCCATTTTCTCTTTTTTAATAAAAAGCAAATAGTCATTAATAGCTCTTATCCTCCTGTATAGCCTAGGTAAATCTTGGTTTATTTTATCAATTTCACTTATATATAAGCCCTCAATACAACTATAAGTATATGAAGCACCTTGTATCAAAGCATCTATGAACCTCCTTTTCATCACCTCATTGCTAGTCAAATCAATGTCTGCAATATCTTTAAATGTATATTTTATATCATCTTTTGATTCTGGCTCAAACCTAATATTATTCTTAAATTTGATTTTATCAACTAACTTAAAATGCATATTAATTGATTCTTCTGGAATTGCAAATAATTTGTTCAATGAATTTTCACATATCTTCTCCAATGTATCTCTAATTGGCATCTCCAATTCTTTGCACATTTTAACCAACTTGCTAAGTTCACCAATTAAATAATCCTCATCCAATGACTCAAAACCAAATTCTTCAATGGTATCACAAACTTCATTATATCTTTCTTTTAATAAAATATAATCAAATGGATATTCATCACTAGTCGGAAATGCATTATTTTCGCCTAATGAGGTGTAATGCGATTTGACTAGCTTGAACAAAAATTGAGGCAAAAGCCTACCATTTACTATACTAGATATTGAACTTTCATTAATGTAAACTTTTTTCATTATAAATTCATTAAAAATTTATGTAACTCTTTCTTCGTAAATGGAATGGAATTTTTTCTAATTTCATCCATAACCTTCCTAGACATAACTGAGTTTGTTTGTAAAGAACTGTTAGTATTCCCATCATTGGTCAGTTCTACTTCACCTTGACCATCTTTAGTCAAATCACTAATTATAGAAGTGTTTGCTTTACTTAACGGTATAACTTTTTTCACATCTGATAATGGAGAGTTTTGTGGCACATTTTTTGTTCCTCCAATTCCAGTATCACTAGCTGGAATAACAACTTTTCCAACTCCTGGTTTTTGAGCTATTGTTTTGGCGTTAGTTAGCATTTGAGACACTGTGTGATTCTGGCCATCTGGGTTTGCAACAGCAGTCACTCCATTTTGAGTTAATTCCTTTAACATCAATTGTTTTTTTGAATATATTTTTCCTTCTCCAAGGTTCATCAACTTATTGTTCTTTTTTACCAATATTTTCATAATCAAAATTTTTCTATAAATATCTTTAGAAACAAAAAAAGGATACCTTAAGTATCCTTTTTATTATTTTGTAAATTTGGATTGAGGAAGAAATGGATTTTTCTTTGTTCTCTTATATACCCCATATGCTTTTGGAAGATTCGTTTCATCTCTTTCTTTTGTATCATTTAAAACAGAGTCAACAACCTCGTCAATGATTCGTTTGTAGTTTCTTCTAGATTCCATTGGCATATCATTTTGAGGCATTTCACCGCCTTCTGAATCATTTTTTGATTTATCCTCCAAACTTTCTTTATATTTTTCAACAGCAACTTGGTCTTCTAAAGAAAGGTCACTGATATCAATATAATTGTCATTATCAATGTTTTTTGGCGGTTCTTCTGGTGATAAGCCGTTAATATCATCCATTGGAGGTTCTCCAGCCATAGCATCTTGTGGTACATCACTATCAATTTGGTTATCCATTCCCATTCCATCAGCACCCATTGGTGGCATTGGAGCATTATCTAAATCACCCATGCCATCCATATCGCCACCTAGAGGGTTGCTGTTAGATATTTTAAGCTTTGTTGGCCTTTCCTCACCAAACCAATTCTCGTTTATCTTAGCGTCTTTTTTTTTTAAGACGGTCAAATGCTTCTGCTATTGCATTGTCAATTGAATCTGGGTCAATGTCGAATGGAGCACCATCACCAATTCTTTCACCATAAGGCATATCATTTCTGACTGAATCATCATTCATATCATAGTAGCCTGGGAATTCTTGCATATCCTTTGGAGGAAGTTCCATTACCTTTTTCTGATATGCTGGGTGTTTTCCGAAATCATCCAATTTATTCATATTACCTTGTGGAACACGGCCAGCGTCCTTAAATGGAGTCATGCCTTCTTCATTCATTCTTTGCCTACGCATAGCATTTCTGAAAGCTCTTGTTTCAAAAATTTGCACACCATTTCTGCGTCTGCTTTCCATTGGCATTTCATCTTCGTCCTCAAAGTCATCATCCATTGATTCTTCGTCCTCAAAGTCATCACCCATTGGTTCTTCATCATCGAACCCATCATCACTAGTCTCTAGCTCATATTCGGTGTCACCTTCTTCGTCATCAAAAAGGTCATCATCCTCATAAGCACTATCATCTATTGGGCCTTCTTCAATGCCAAGCTTTGCTGCAATTTGTGAAAGAATATCTTCCATTGCATCCATACGAGATTCAAGGTCATCTTCATAAATGTCATCATCATCGTCATCAAGCTCTTCATCTTCTTCAGCGCCAAAATCATCATCCGTTTCTTCATCTCCAAGCTCATCTTCTTCAGCACCAAGTTCGGCCTCTTCATCTCCAAGCTCATCTTCTTCAGCACCAAGTTCGGCCTCTTCTCCACCTAAGTCATCTCCAAGGTCATCATCCATTGGCTCATCCCCCAAATCATCAATGGCCTCATCGATTTGTTTTCCTTTTTTGTCATTAAATGGCTTATTGTTGTCATCAGAAGGGCCTTCTCCAACGCCAACTTCTGGCTTGTTTTGGTTATCAGTATCGTGCATTGAGACACCGTGATTCTCAACAACGCCATTCTTCATTTCGCCTGTATTGGTAACAATCTTGTCTCCGTCATCGATGTTTCTTGCTGTTGCATCATCAAAAGGTGCACTATCACCAATCTCAGTTCCATGAGACTTATCCATATAGTCCTTATCATTACGATTCCAACCAAGAACCTTCTCACTAGCTTCTCTTACAGGTGCTGCTGGGGCATCTCCAACTGACAATGATTTATCACCACATTCTGTTTCTAATTTTTCAATATTTGTTTTTTCAAAATTTTTGATGCCTTTCATATCATCACTGTCACAAACAACACCATTTTTGCAGTCCTTTTTCTTATCTTGTTCTGCAATAATTGTTGCATTCTTCATAATCTGACGTTCACGAAGAATTTCTTTCTTCATTTTATCAGTTGCCTCGATAACGACATTTTCTTTCTTATCCAAATCCCAAGAATTGATGTTGAAATCTTGCTTGTTAGCTGCCTCCTTAAGAGACATCATTTTAAGGTCAAAATTCTTCTGTGCATCAGCGAAAGAATCATATTGGAAATCTTTTCTATTTCTGAAGCCACCAATATAATTAAAATTTTCTCTAACAAGATTCTCCTTATTTGGTGCTACTTTTATAAAATAATTCTTACCCTCACGTACAATACCGTATACCTTACCATCAGCACCAAGCTTTTGGTTCTCTACTGCGCTGTATGGGGCTTTACTCTCAGTTTGAAGTCCATAATTCATCAAAGACTTCATTCTTGCAAGAGTTTCATTTGTTGTCATTTTATTGTTCATAATTAATATATTAATTTTTTCAAACTTATTTTTAATATAAATATTATACAAAACAAAAAAATGCTAAAACTACAAGGTTGTTAGCATTTTTTCTAGTTCTTTAATATTGTGTACTTCATTTTCATATGCCCCAAAATATTTTTCAAATGGATTATAATGAATTAATTTAGGCAATAACATCGCAGTTGGCACAACTAATTCTTAAAATGCAGTCAGAAATTGCTGCATTTTTTTGTTGTGCTGATATTTATAAATAAAATGAGGGGCATATACCCCTCATAAAGATTATAGACTGCCCTTAGAATGGGCTTTCCTTCTATAATCTTTTGCAAAGATAAATATAAATAGCGAATTAAGCAAGAAAACAATGTTAAATAATGATAGAGCCACAAAGTTTGATTAATATTGTCCATTCAGGGTTAAACAAATTGACGGATTATGATAAACAATGTATTAAATATGAGATTAAGGAAAGTGATTCAACTATCTCTCTTTACATATATAAGACAATACCATCAACAAATCAACTAAACATATTGAGACTAAGTGACCACTTACCTTCTATGCAGAAATTAATAAGAGGAAATACAGCCCCAAGACCTTCTGTCATTGAAAATTCAAATGTAAGTATAGACTTTTATAAACCTAAAAGAATCATACAAGTTGATACAGCTGGTAACGCAAAAGTGAAAAAAGTACCAAATAGGTTTGACAATTACGTTGGAGTGCCATCAAACATTCCGCAAGTAGAACCATTTACTGTGTCTTCTTTTCAATACTTTTACAAGGACTTAGACCAAAGTGATGAAATGATTCTGTGGCATAGCATTGCCACGTGGGTGTGTTGTCTTGACCCAAACAAAGAATATCACGACCCATTTGCTTCAGATGAAACCAAAATGGCAAAGACTGAGACAAAAACAGCAGAAGTACACGTGTTTGGCGATAAAATAGAAATAACAGAAAATAAACAATATAAAACAAATACAAAAATGAATAAGAAACTAATCAGATTAACGGAATCAGACTTACATAGAATCGTGAAAGAATCCGTGAATAGAATACTGAATGAAGACCAAGAAGGTTATAATCAAGTTATGAACACTCTTAATAACCCAACAGCACAGAAAGGTTTGAAAAAAGCGTGGAATAAGGAACGAAAGAGAAATCCAAATGCTGACTATGACACCTTTGAATACAATCACGCTTTAAATCTTCAAAACAAAAAAAGGAAAGAAGATGAACGTTATGCAACAGTGAAGGAATCGGTAAATAGAATATTGAGAGAAGATAAGCTTGACAAAGTTGGGCATTATTTGGACTTAGACCAAACTTCCAAGGCATATGATTTAGGTGGTGTTGGAAAACATTGGACTGATTATAGCAATGACGAAGATGGATGGGATGAAGATGCTTATTACTCAGATTTTGACAAATGGTGGGATAGTCTTTCTCCACAAGAAAAGAATAGAATATACCAAGCTGTTAAGTATTAAGCCGCCATCAATCCAACTCTGATTTCAGACCACTTTCTAACAAGTCCGATGGACTTCTCGAACATATGGGCGAATCTCACTGATTCGCTCATTTTCCTCGTGTTCCAACGATACACAGCCTCGTCAATGTAAGACTGAAGGTGCTCGTCTGACACATCGTGATAGCACCCACCAATCATTCTTCTAAAGTGACTCCAAAAGCCCTCGATATTGTTGGTGTACGTCTCACCATCAACAACATACTGCAACTGTCCGTGATTGCAAATCTTATGGTTGTAGCCCATATCAGCAAGACGATTGTAAGAGTTCAGTTCATCTGTAAATACGGTAGAACCTTCCTCAACGAACTGTGAAATGATAGGGAGGATAGTGTCACGGTTGGTATTCTCAACAACCATAGCACGGACATAAGACATAAACTCGAACTCACCCTTTTCGTTCTCAATCTCAGAACGCTCCATCATACCAAAGACAGGTGTTTTGGTCTTGGTAGAACGACCTTGCGTCTTGGGTGTACGCATTGACTGATGCTTCCATTTCTCACGTCCACCAATATACACCTCGTCACACTCAACCTCGCCACTGAAACCTTCTGCATCGTCTTGTGCAAGCAATGCACGAACCTTATGGAGCATATGCCAAGCAGTCTTCTGTGTAACCTTGATGTCACGTGCCAACTGACAAGAAGATATGCCCTTCTTGTGAGAGGAGATGAGGTACATTGCAATGAACCACTTTACAAGCGAGAGGTTGCTGTCCTCGAAGATTGTGCCAACCTTGCAAGAGAAGTTGCGCTTACAGTGATTGCAGCGAAACTTTCCATCCTTTCGAGTGACACAGTGATGACCACCACAGTAAGGGCAAACAACGTCTTGGTTGTCACCAACACCCCAACGTGTTTCGATGATGGCTTGCCTGCACACCTCCTCGTTGTTGAAGTACATTGTCATTGAAATGAGGCTGTCGAACTGTGAGAAATCTATCATAACTCTCTGATTTTATAATACAAATATACTACAAAATCAGCAGATAGCCAAGTCCAATATACGTATATCAAACCCCAAGATTAAGTTTCTTGGGGTCTAATAGTATATAGTTGCCCAAATTATACGAACCTTTGTCTTGTTATTCTTATAGCCTACTTTTGTGTAATCGTATTTATCCCCATGAACCTTTCTAGTACGTTCTATAAACTCTTCGATTGTTAACTTTTTCATATATAAAATATAATAAAAAACGCCTAAAAATCAATACCTTCTATTGTTTATATCATCCATCGTACCAATTTGATTGTCTTTACCACGAGTGTCATATTGTAAATTTCTTCTTATAAATGGTGTAAATTTATCTAAAGCTCTTACATATATCGTAGACTTTGGTTTATTATTGATTTCATCATATTGAACAGCCACACAATAATTATATCCTATTAGATTTGATAGCCAAGTATCAGTAAAGCATTTATAAAGCTTTCCATTTTTATCATCTTCTTTTGACTGCATAAGGACTCCATTGTTACAAATAAAATTTTTAAGAGCCTTTCTTTCAGCATCCCAACGCTTTTTATAAGGATTGTGCTCAGTATTTCCATCTAAAGCATATTCCTCCTTTAAAAGAGCTATATATTTCTTTACAGATTCTGTTGTAACACTAAAATAATTTTTTATGCTATCCATAATCAATTCTGGCGAAAATGTTTTTCTATCAAATGTAAAATGTTTTTTCAATTCACGTCTAGATGTTATATCGACATATATATCACCATGAATTGTTTTAAAGTAATATAGTAATTTTGATTCTTGAATTTCATTTGGACATTTTGACAATTCTAAATAAAAATAATTGGAATAAGACTCACCAATAAATCTAATTACGCCCTTTTCAAGCAATTCTTGCTTTGTTAAACCTATTTCAGTAACAGAATCGTGATAATGCAAAGATATTATTTTACCGTTTGGCATCATATATTTACTGTTTCTGCTTTTTCCAGCAAGAAATTGGTCTGTGGAAAACATTAATAATTTATTATACAAGTTTTCATCTTCTTCATATTTATCAATTATACTTTTATAATAATCATAATCTTCTACATTTTTAGAATCATAAATGGCATTTTTCGCTGCATAATACTCTTCTTCGCTAGGTTTGTTTATACTTTCATTAATTGAATTGGATTTATCATATACCAAATCTGAAAGTTTCCATAACTTATCAAGATAACCAGCTTTTCTCATATATTTATAAATAATATTACCGTCTCCACTTTCACCATCTTTATCAAGGCTAGATTTCCTCATATCTTTAATTTTTTTGCAAAGATATTTGGCATCATCACCAATTTGCCTGATTTCATATGCATCATCAGTAGATGAAAAAGCATCATACATATCATCAATAATTGTCATTATTTTTGCTGCTTTATCCTTAATAGAAAACTTATTAAGTTCAATTGGCTTAACATCATTCGGATTAGGCTCTTTTATCCAATCGTTTTCTTCTAAATCATACATACCATTAGACTCTGTTTCATCGTCCAAATCTTGAACATATAATTCAACTTTATGACCAAATATAGTTAAATTATTATGCTCATTGTTCCATTCATTTTTCTTGGAATCAAAATAATCTCTAACAAATTCAGTTTTTTCATCAACTTCATTAAAATCAACAATAAGGTGCAAGTCAATATCAGATTCACTAGACCAATTGAAATTGCAAATCGAACCAGTTAGTATAATGTGCTTTGGCTTAACCCATCTTAAATCAATAAATTTCCAAAAATCATCAGCAATATCTAACAACTTTAATCTAACTTTAGAGTCAAGAATATCACCTTTCCAAATATTAGGGGGTAATTCATCTCTCTTTTTGAAAGATGAAAGGTCAATATCAGAACTATTTACCTCCAAATCAATATTTTCTTTAATGGATTTCAATTGGTTTTCAGATATCATTATACTCTTGCTAGAAATGCTCTCAACGTTAAATATTCTACTTGTTGATTCGTCAATGTTTTCAGCTTCGTGATATATTGTACCTCCTACTGGACTATTTTTTTCAGCACCAATTTTAAATACATCAATTTCTGGTGCTGCTTCGTTAACATTATTGCATGAAAATGTATGGCAAA